GGTAGCTATGCAGCAAAAATCGGTGAAACAGACGACTTGATTATGTCCACCCTCTTGGTAATTCGCATGATTCAGCTTCTGGGAGAATATCACGGGGATTTAGAGAGTCAAATTCGCGATCACGAAGATTACGTTGCTCCTATGCCATTCTTTGCGGTATACAGCTAAGCATAAATAAAGCTATGGCCGAAGAATTTAGACAAACCAAATACTTGCAACTTTTTGACTTGCTTAAAACCAAAAGACTTAAGCCCGTCGCACTGTCGGTGGACAACAAACCAGTTGTGCCACAGGAAGCCGAAGTCATTAGATTTAACTTTATAAAAGATGGAACTAACTACGGCCCTGCTTGGTTGTTTATAGATGACAAAAAGTATCTGAATTTATACTACGACGACGAGAAATTCGATAGTTACGACATAAATACCAGTGGAACACCATTTTCTAATAGTTGGTTTGCTTTATTAGAAGAGCTTAAACAGTGGGCGGTCAGCAACAAGTGCAAAGGCTGGAACCCCAAGAATCAAGACGAATTAGCTTATGATATGCAACAGAGAAAATATCTAAAAAACAAAAACGTGTTTGAATCTTATGCTGCAATCAATAAGAAAACCAGCGTTAATAATGCTGTTCCTACTGTAAAAATTGTCATAGAACATAACAGAAATCTTGAAGAAACCGATAGACGCTATCACAATGTAAGCAGAATTTTTATTGAAAATCAGAATGGCGAACGCTTTTTAGTTAATACAAAGCGCCCAGGTTTGGCCAAAGTATATGCTCGTCATATTGCCGAAGGTGGCACACCATATGATGAGCGCGGCAGACACATTTCAAGTTTGATCGAAGAATATACCAAAATGCGAGGCTTTGTACGAGCCACCCGCGAGGGACAGTTCACAGAATCTGCCCAAAAATTACTTTCCGAAGCTTTTACATATACCAATTCGTTGCGTGAAACACTTCACAAAATAGCAGGTCACAGAGGTTATAACGCTTATTTCGACGCATGGACTCCAGTACTTAATGAAGAAATGAACGAAGAACACCATATCAATGAGTTATTCGTCCGAGAAACTTTAGATCCACGTATAGAGAGCGTTTTACCCATCTTAAATAGATTAAACAAGAAAATCACGCAAATGAAAGAGGTACATGAACTTGATAGCTGGGCAAACCAGATTATTCAAGAGAAACTGAAGGTAAGTGAGGAAATTAAATCGGACACAGCGGCAAATTATAGCTTGAATGCAACTTCTCGCAAACCTGGATACTATCTTGAGCGTGTTGGGCAAGCTGTACCGATAGCTGGTCCCTTTGCCACTCCGCAAGAGCGTAGAAAAGCATTTGATAACCTGATCAATCAATCAAACGTTATCAAGGCGTATTACGATGCAGCAGGTAACAAAGAGTTTAAAGAAGGAATCAGCGCACAGCAGAAAAAAGTCGGTCAGCTAGGTCCTACTGAAAAGGCCAGAACTATTAGTCCAGTTCTGGGAAAACCGCCTAAACAACATCCTTTTAAAGGAAAGCTAGTCGGCGCTAGCGAATCAAAAAACAAATCGCTTCCAAAAAAATAAGTCTCTAGTCGCGCAAAATATATTATTTTTTTGCTCAACTTTTGGGCATATATACAGTTGACATAGTACTCCATTCGAATAGAATGTGTACTGTGTCAGTTGCTCCAACAACTCACAATTTAACTCAACTTTTAACTCAACTTTTAACTCACATTTAGGAGAAACAAAATGGCTACACTAGCAGATATCCGCGCCCGTCTATCGGCGCAAAACACCGACAAAACCAAACAGACACAACGCACTAACGATGCTGTCTATCGATTCTGGGACATGGAAGTAGGCGCATCAGCGACTGCTCGTTTTCTACCAGATCGTAATGAGAGCAATCCTTGGTTCTGGGTTGAACGTCAAATCATTCGACTACCTTTCAACGGAGTCGAAGGCACCAATGACAACAAAACGGTCATTGTACAAGTTCCTTGCATCGAAATGTATGGTGAAGAGTACAAATTTAAGTGCCCAATCCTGGCAGAAGTTCGTCCTTGGTACAAAGATAAGTCACTTGAAGAGCTTGCAAACAAGTATTGGAAGAAGCGCAGTTTCATTTTTCAAGGCTTCGTGCGTCAGAATCCAATCGTTGGCGATCTGACACCAGCGAATCCAATTCGCCGTTTCATCATCAACACTCAGATTCTGCCAATCATTCAGGCAGGGTTGGTTGATCCAGAAGTTCTAGAACTGCCCACGCACTACACAAAGGGTCTTGACTTTATTTTCCGTAAGACTCCAAAGCCAGGCAACAAGTACCCCGAGTACACGACCAGTAACTTCTCTCGTCGCGAAAGCGCATTGACTGAGGCAGAACTGGAAGCTATTCAGACTCATGGTCTTTACAATCTTGCAGATTTCCTACCCAAGAAGCCTAGCGAGACTGAGCTAAAGATCATCAAGGAAATGTTTGATGCTTCAGTGGATGGCAAGAAGTATGATCCTGCAAAGTGGGGCGCATACTATCGTCCTTATGGAATTAAGGTTCCAGACGGCGCAACTGAAGGACAAGCTCTCAGTGATGAGGGCGACGAAGCGCCAGCTCGTGCTCCATCAGTCACGGTACGTCCAACTGCTCCAGTCGTTGATGATTCAGATGATGATGTTCCTTTTGAACCGAATGTATCTACTTCGGTTCAGCCACAGACAAAGCCTTCTACTGACAAGGCCGCGGACATTCTTGCATTGATCCGCTCCCGTCAAAACAAGGGCTGATACAAAAGGGAGGAGATTATTCTCCTCCCTTTCTTACAAGGAAAAATCATCATGACAACATCTAATGAGAGATACCGATCTCTAAAATCGGCAAAAAAGCTACTGGAAGAACTATGTGATCCTGGAAAGACACCACGAGTGCCTTCACTAGTAAGAGAACGTGCAAGAGGTGTCCTTCGTCATTTTCCAACAGACTGGGAGATTGACAATATTGCACAAGAATGCCCAGATTTCTTTGAGAAGTCTAGCACGAAAGATAAACTGTTCGTATAACTAGGAGTAACACTGTGGGAAAACCATTTGATGTATCAAAATTTAGACGAGACATAACAAAATCCATCGAAGGATTGAGCATTGGATTTAATGATCCGACTGATTGGATTTCTACTGGAAATTATGCGCTGAACTATTTAATTTCAGGCGATTTCAAGAAGGGAGTACCACTTGGAAAAGTGACTGTTTTTGCTGGAGAATCGGGCAGCGGCAAGAGTTACATTTGCTCTGGTAATTTAGTTCGCCACGCTCAACAGCAAGGCATTTTTGTAGTACTCATTGACAGTGAAAATGCACTGGATGAAGAATGGCTAAAGGCGCTTGGAGTCGATACTGCCGAAGACAAGTTACTCAAACTTAATATGGCCATGATCGATGATGTTGCCAAAACTATTGCAGAGTTTATGAAGAACTATAAAACTCTGGCAGAAGATGAAAAGCCAAAAGTATTGTTTGTGATCGACTCTTTAGGAATGCTCCTGACTCCTACGGATGTTAATCAGTTCGAAGCAGGAGAAATGAAGGGCGATATGGGTCGTAAACCCAAAGCTCTAACTGCTCTGGTTAGAAACTGTGTTAACATGTTTGGCAGTCATAACGTAGGATTGATTGCCACGAATCATACTTATGCAAGTCAAGATCCATATAATCCGGATCCAAACGTAAGCGGTGGACAAGGATTTATCTATGCTAGCAGCATTGTGGTAGCCATGAAGAAACTCAAACTTAAAGAAGATGAGGAAGGCAACAAGACTACTACGGTACAGGGCATTCGTGCAGGCTGCAAAGTGATGAAAACTCGCTACTCTAAGCCATTCGAAGATATTGAAGTACAGATTCCGTATGAAACTGGCATGAATCCATATAGTGGAATGTTTGAACTACTGGACAGAAAGCAGTTAATAACTAAGGACGGTCATCGATATCTTTATGTCGATAAAGATGGAGTAGAACATCGTTACTTTAGAAAAGAATGGAACAAAAATACTAACGGTATCATGGATACAGTAATGAATGAAATTCTCAGTAAGATGGAAAATTTGAATCAATCTTTTGATGAAATCAAGGAGGAAACAGAATGAGTCTTGAAGTGATTGCTGAAGTATGGAAAGCACTTAAACCCGATCTTGAATATAATAGCGTGTCAGCCGCGGCTGATTCTCTGGTAAATATTCTTGTAGATCATGATTATAACCCAGCAGACATTAAGGAAGAATTTCGTAAAGATAAGGTAGTCATGGAAGCACTAGATTCGTATATTGCCGCAACCGAAGACGAGGATCTGGATGAAACCTACGATTCAGACGAAGATGAGGAATCCGAAGAAGACGGCTACGACTCTGGCTGGTAAGTATGAATTGGTATTCTCGCATTACTAGTAACTTTGGAGTGATTCCAGACTTCATTAGTTACTATGAAACTGAAATGGTATCTGCTAAACGAGATGCATCCATATATGGTAATGTTGAGAAGAACTTAACAGGATTGCCTGGAATTACCGAGCATCGTTTCAATCAACTTCAAGAGATTGAGGCGGTTCTCAATTTTCTTAACATTCAGCTAAAGAAAATCCGACGTAAGCATTTTCAGAAATATCTAGAAGGTTATAATAGAGCATTGACTTCTCGTGATGCCGAAAAGTACACAGACGGTGAAGATGAAGTCATCGAATTCGAAGTGCTGATAAATGAAGTTGCTTTGCTCAGAAACAAGTGGTTAGGGATCATGAAGGCTCTAGAGAGTAAAAACTTCATGCTAGGGCACGTGGTTCGTCTGAGAACGGCTGGAATGGAAGATATCGTAGTTTCATGAAAAAGATTAAAATGAGCTTGCATTATTCGTTCTGATTTGATATGCTATCGAAATGGACATCATCACTAAAGCCATGATTTTTGCAACGGCTGCGCATGAAGCAGTTGGCCAGAAGCGCAAGTACACTGGCGAACCTTATATTGTGCATCCCGCAGAGG